TGATGGTCAGTACTTCGTCTTCCTGCCCGGGGTTGTTGCCAGTAATATGTAATATACGGGGCTCGACGTAGAAGGTCTGCACCATGGACAGGACCCGCTTCGCGAGCAGCTGCCGTGTGTAGTTCAGGTTGTCGAACACCTTGGTGTAGTTGGTTGAACCCTGCGCCTGCTTGGCCTGTATGGCCTTGGCCGCCACGTCTGCCCGGTCAAATCCGCGCATGCTGTCAGAGGCCATTGAGATCTCTTTCAGGTCGGTGGCGGCATTGAAGCTGATACGGTCCATGCCGGTAGGCACTGTGTTCGGGGTGATCTTCTCCATGTCGCCCACGTCATTCAGCTCGACGATCAGACCTGTCTCGGCTCCGCGTGATTCCAGATCCTCGATGTTCATGTTCTGCAGGGCACCGACCTTCACCTTCCAGCCGCTGTTGGCCGTGGTGTTGACGATATGCAGTTCCTGCGAGCGCACCTTGTTGTACAGCTCCTGCGGGTCGAGCATGTTCTCCACCAGCCCAATGGTGCGGCCCCGGCGGAAAAACGGGAAGAACGGTACAACCGTGAAATACTGGTAGGGGGACTGCTCGTCATGAACGATCTGGTCGTCCACGGTAACCCGCCAGTCGATTACCTCGGTGTTCCGGGTCATCACCTGTACATCAAATTCCTGCATGATCAGTTGAATCTTCTCGCGGGGCATGCCTTCCGGGATGACCCGGGTCTCGCCAGAGACCATATCGACGAAGTGCTCCATGCGCCGGACAGTCTTGAACTGGCGCTCCAGCTGCCGCCATCTGCGGCCAGCCTTGTTGTTGTCCTGTGGGATCCTGCGGTTCTCGCCGCCAAAGGTGTCGGGGCGCGTGTCCATAAAGTCGTATCCGAGGTACTGGCCACTGGATGACTTGCCTGCCAGCTCCTGCGCCACGGCCCTGCCATACAGCAGTATGATGTCGTTCTCGCTCAGCCACTTGCTGGTGAAGACGTCTTTCCACTTGTCCGGGTCATATTCCTCGGCATCCGGGTCGATTACCACGTTCCGGGGATTCATGAGGCTGATGTCAACCTCGCCAAAAACGTTCGTGTCCCAGTTCATCCGGGCGTCGAAGAAGCCCCGGCTGGTGATGATGCCGTCGGCAAAGACCTCGGACTCCATCCAATGCATGTTGTTGGCCTGATTGATCTGTACAGTCAGGCGGCCCAAGGTGTCCGCGATCTCCTGCGTACCGTTCTTCAAGGCCTTGTAGCCGATGTCGGCTTGGTTGTTCAGGTGCTCACCGAAGATGGCTGCGCAGCTGGGGAGGATCTTGTTGAAGGTGAGCGCCGGTCTACGGACACGTTTCAGCTTGGCCTTGGCCTGCTCGTCCCATTGTTTGCCCTCGAAGAAGTCTTCGCACATTCGGGCTTTCACGGAGTATTCCGTATGACCGTTGTCCCGTCCGTAGACGTATCGGTCCAGCTGTTCTTGCACTAACGAGTAGTCACTTGCCATTTCAATCCTCCGTTTAAGCAGCTTGGTGGTGTTCTACACCACTGCTCTGTTTCAGTTTGTCCCGCCATGACTCGGGTTTTCTGGCGCTACGTGTGCGTCGCGGAGCCGGTTGATCTGCCACCATGCGGATGAGCCATGCGAAGGCATCCACTTGGTCATCGTGAGCCCCACCCGGAAAGCGGAGGAGCTCGTTCGTAAAAGTAGAGACCCAAGGCTGGTTGCTAGGGAGCAGCACACGCCCTTGTTGCATCCAACCTTGAGCCGGTCTTGCCCGTGCAGACTTGTCCGATATAGGTTTCAAAGTATCGTCCATTGAAGGATACCAGCTTTTTACCTTCATCAACTTCCTCAGATTCGGCATAACTGACAACTGAATCTGGCCTTGCTCGATCCCAATCCGCTGTAATTGGCGCTTATATGGCTCAGCGGTGCCCATAATCAGCTCCGCGATCTCATCGGTCCGAACCCGGACCACACTGATGATATGGAGCATATCATCAAAGTCATGTGCGCCAACAATTCCTACAGTATAGTCGTTTGTGTGCTTTTGGCCAATAGCTAAGTCCCAAGCTATGTAAATATTCCAGTTTGTGTAGTCAGGAACGACCGGTTCGTACCGGAACATGTCCTCTTTGAAGAATATACCAGAATCCGGGACAGGATTCTGCTGATACAGTGCTGACCAGATTCGAGGCTGCGAACTCTTGCGTTTCCGGCGATAGAATGACTCGTCGTACCGATCCGGGTGCAAAGCCTCGTCCTTCTTTCTGACCAAGCGTGCACCTTTTTCTTTTTTGAGTAATAGTTCCCCATCTTCAGTGACATACTCGTCGTGCTCGGCCAATGCGGGTAGGCTTAGGGTGTCCCACCGGACCACATCTTCGACCGATCTGTCAACGTCATCAAGGTCTTGGCGCAGTTTGTCGATCAAAAGCGACTCTGTGCGGGCATCCTTGGCCTTGGTAAGCAGATCGAGGATCTCGTTGCGCTGTTCCTCGATTTCTCTAAGCGCTTCGGCCTCTTGGGCCAAGAACCGGCCACTCAGGTCGTCGTCATTCCACCGGGTCTGGATCCCAAGCACGCCGCCACCCGGCGACAGGCGGGTCTCAGCGGTTGAATCCCACCAATCCCACACAGAGTTCCGGGTTGTCTCCGAGTCGGCCTCCATCATGTCCTTGACCGGGTCGTCGATGATCATTACGTGTGCGCCCTTCCCGGTGATGCCCAGCCCGACGCCAGCCGGGACGTACCCGCCGCCCGCATTGATGTACCAGCCTTCGGTCGCCTGCGCATTCGGGTTCAGGATCACGCCCGGGAACATAGCTTTGTACGCCGGGTCGTCAATTAACGCCTTGATTTTCCTAGAGAATCCCATCGGAAGCGACACAGCGTACGATGCTGCGATGATCTCGTGGGTAGGGTTATGCCCAAGGTGCCATGCCGGAAAGTTCTTAGAAGCGATCTCAGACTTCCCCGTTCGCGGCGGCATGAAGAAAAGTGACCGGGGGCTCATCTCCAGCGACACTGCGTTGCTGAAAAACTCCAGCTTGGCGCAGATCAGCTTGTGAACCCAGCCCGCTTTGTAGCCGGGGTTGAACCGGATTATGAAATTTATCAGTCTGCGCCGGGACAGCTCGCGACCAACCAGTTCGTTCCGGGCCAGCGCCGGTTTGTTGGCCTGCGCCAGATTCTTGTCGCGCTGCACCTTGGAAGCATGCACTTGGGCCTTGGCAGCGGCGACAACCGCTTTTCGGTATTCGCGGGTGTATGCGCGGTGGTCCGCCTGCCGCCGGAAACTTGGTATCGCTACCTCTTCGTGCTCACAGACCTTGCACACCGTGTGATACTCGATGGGCTTGGTGTGCGGCATCTGCTTGTTGAAGCCTTTCTGTATGCCGGTGAAGTGCCGTTCGCAGCGGACGCACTGCTTTGTATGGGCTGCCGTGGGCAGGGACTTGGGATATCCTTCCTCCATCGCGCCCTTAACCGTATCTGTTGGTTCGCTCAAGGTGTTTCCTCTACGAGACTAAACTCGCCCTCAATCACGTTCCCTGCTCCCGCCATTTCGAGCAGTTCGGCCTCGCTCATCGCACTTAGTTCGCGCTTGGCTTTTGCTTCGGTCTTGGATACTTCGATCTTTCGCACCTTGGGTGCGTAGAAGCCAAGCATCTTTGCTATCTCGCGCCACCCAGCGATCTGCGCTTGGGGGTCGCTTGTCATCTGGGCGTCATTGATCGCGTCTTTCAGGCCCTGAATCACGTCGTCCTGTGAGATTTGTGCTCGCTCTGCGGCCGCTGCCTGTAGTTCTATGAACATGGCCTTTACAGCCGGTCGCCTCATGATTGCTGAGGCACCATTTGCCGGATTCTTGAAGTTGTATCCTGCGGCGGTTGCCGATGCGCTCCGGGATAGCCCGGATACCACGTGGTCAAGAAAGCGAAGTTCCTTCGGGGAAACAGCTTTGTCGGGTTGCGGTTCTTGCCCTTCGTACTCAGCTTCGAGTGCTTGCTCGTCGAGTACAGCGAGGTCTTGTTCTTGTCTTTTGGCCATGTGTGCTATGCCCTTTTGATGCGAATTCCAATACACTACAGCAACTTGGTACTGGGTGTCAAGTTTTTTGGCTCGTGTACGATGCACGAAGCCGCCTTATGCCTCGCACAAAGCGCAAAAAGTTTTGTAAAATTTTTCTGCTGTCCGGGGCTGGGGGCAGGTGTAAGGGGACCCGAGTACGAGGTACCCCACTTCGGATTCGAACCCCACGAGCAAAGCACGCGGGGGCCCCACCCCTACACCCAAGAACAAAACCGTTCCGCTCTTTGCACAAAGAACGATAACCCTGTTCTTCACACAAACAGCTCCACACCCCAAGACCAAGAGCACGCTCGCAAGCTCACGCAGGACAGCCATGTACTATGTGAGTTAGGGCAATCATGCTCTTACCACACCTATACCTTGGAGGTATACCCCATGAGCAAATCAACACCGCAGTTCACGTTCGACCCACTGTACGGCACCATGTTCCCCGGCGCACGCTGCTGGTCAGGCAACTGGTCAGAAGTAGGCGGCGCACCCACACACCTCATCGCTCTCGGCGAGAAGGACGGTGTGCATCGCGTCGCCTTCAAGGTCATAGGCGGCCGCAAGTGGACGTACTGCGACATCACCTTCGCTGCCGAGGGTGCTGAACTGGAGAAGCGTAACCATAAGGGATACGTAGTCTTCAAGGGCACAAAGCTTAATCTTTGGCTGAACTACGCCAAAGATCACGAGGGCTCACCCGAGCATGAGCGTTACGACCTCAAGCCGAGCACTCGCGCAGCACGCCCGTTCTAACCTAACCGCCGGGGCAGCAATGCCCCGGCTTCGAGGTACTACCATGCTTCACTTCCTATTTGGCTTCATCGTTGGATTCACCAGCGCAACAATGGTCGGCCTCATCGCCGCCCTACTCATCAAACTCATCAGGAGATACTCATGAACAGATTCATTCACATCATCAAGCTCGTCACCCACTACCACGTCCTTGGCTTCAAACGCCTGTGGACTGGTCTCAAGATCAAGGCGCTGTTAGCCTAATGTTCGTCGAGCCTTCAGCGGACGAAGTTAAGTCGTATCGCTCGTATACCGGTTGCGGCCTCAACGAGGCCTTCAACGAGATACGGGCGATGCGCATCAAGGCCGCAATCCCCGAGGCCACATCGCTCAACGAACTTCGTGAGCTTGTTGGCCTCATGGCTGAAATCTTACTGTAGCAACCACGCGCCCGGCACTTAGTGCTGGGCGCTTATTGCTATGCTTCGGCCAAGGGCCTGATTACAGTGGGGGCTCGTAGCTGTTCATTCGATACCTCCCAACACGGGAGGCCGCCTTGTACCGAGTACCGAGTACCGAGAACCAAGTACCGGGTTCAAGGAAACAGTTTTCCACAGAAACCAAGGACGAGGTCCCGGGGGGACATATAGCCCCTTATTCTGGGGCCAAATTTCCAAGCCCTTGATTGTGTGCAGGTTGGGTGAATGTGGAGTTTAGCGACTTGATAAGGGGTGGAATTGGTGTTGATGTGGGGAAGACAAGGTGTTGAAAGTGTGAAAAGACCTTGTAAGTGTATGAAAGGAGAAGAGATGTGTGTGCGTGGTAGAGCCCACCTAACCAATGGAGATGGACCAATGTGCGACATACCCAAGATGATCGTAATGAGACCCGCAGTGGTCGCTAACCCAATAAAAACAACACATGGCACCCTGATCATAGTGATGGAGTGCCCTGAATACGCAGTACGTGTCGCACTATACACCCGACACAACGGTGAATATGAACAAGTATGGCTCTGTGATGATGCACCCGGCTGGTTCCACAACTGGGCCGACCTTAGGGCACGGATCCTTGGATTCTACTTCCAGACCTGTGCTGGGCACTAATGGGGTGCGCTCGCAAGCTCCCGCAGGGTAGCCGTGTTTGTGTTGATATCGCAATCGTTGTGGTTGTGGTGCGCGGACTGACCTTGGAGATACATCATGAACATTTATCTGGCTTACATCATTAACAGCACTGGCATTCGCATGAATCAGGACAAGTTCACTACCTTGTGCGTGACGCTTGCATTCAATGAACAGGCAATACGTGTTGCATTGACTGAACAAGGCTGGTCACTGGATACAGAGTTTGGCATCAGCATGATTGAAGCCGTGAACATGGCCTTCGCACGCTATAACTTTGACCGGGAACAGTACGCATGAACGTTGGTGGCTGGGGTAACCGTTGGATGTTTGTACGCATCCCAGACATGGCCTTAGACAACCCAAATCTGGCTCGAGGGCGGTGGATACGTATCGAATGCCTCTTCTGTAAAGTGTGGCTCCGTATAGGACGCTACATGATACTGAATCACTTACATTACCTTGCTATGGAGGAATCATGACATCAGCACTATTCGCATTGATGACTGCCACCGGCATGTACGTGATCATGGCTAAGCTTGGCCTATTCAAGCTATTCAGGATCAAACAAACCCGGAAGGTAACAGACGGTGGGCTCGACGTTATCATGACGTTCGGGCTCATAGCAGTATTCGCTGGCACAGTCAGCGGAATGATGATCGCAATGATGAGTGGACTGATGTTGAGTGCCATGCTCTTTACAACACGATACTTCATCAAACCCACGAAATCGCTTGGAGGCGTATTCCATGGAGTTAACAAATGGATCAAATGCATTTTCCGCTTACTGCGAAGGACTACAAACCGCGCAGTCTCCTGAAGACATACTTATTGCTGTAGAGGACAACATGTGCTGCAGCATCCATGAACTGGGCGAGGAGGAACTTGATATCCAAATCGCCATAGTAAGCAGACGTACTGTCGTCTGGCAACCGTAGTAAATGTAAACTTTAAACCATAAACCAAGAGGAACTACCATGACCAAGAAAAACACCGTACTGAAAGATGCAATCCAAGACGCAGCTGGAATCACTGGCGATGAACAGATTCCACTCGTCACTGAAGACGGACGCATCGAAGGATACCGCATCAAGACCGAACTGATCGAGGACATGATCAGCCGTTTCGGTGATGTTGAGAACCTGAGTGAGAACTCATACAAGCCGTTCCTGTTTGGAGCCCTTGCATGGAGCTACAAGTTCAAGCTCGCCCGTAGCATCATCCGACTGCTTGACCAGAACGCTGGTATGGCTGATGCAATTAAGGGTGAACAGACCCAGCGTATCGAAGCATTAGCTGGAATCATCAAGCGCACTGAAGAGCAGATCGCTGAATTGCAGAACCTGTACAACTGGGCTGCAACACAGACCAAGCCTGACCTTGTGCCTGACGACGCTGATGTAATGAGCAAGCTGCAGGTGCAGGCAGATACACCCAAGGATGAAATTGAGGAGTATGCTGAAATGATGGGCATTACCATCGAAGAAGCTGCTGCTGATCTCGACGGTGTGGCTGACACGGATACAGAGCGTGCTATGAAGTTTGGCGATGAAGCCCTTGAAGAGCTGAAGACCAAGACCACCGGTCAATACGATACGGACTTCATCTTCACTGGCTGGAACTCGGTATCGACCATGGAGAAGATTGCCGAAAAGGCTGAAGTCTACTCCGAGCGCAGCAAAGGCCTGTTCAAGAACAATCGTCGCAAGAGTAAGAAGGCTCACTTGGTGGCTAACATCAAGGCTTTCGACTCCATCATGAATGATGCGGACGATCTCGCTGTAGAATGGCGTCGTGATCTGGAGACGGAGATGCAGAAGGCAGAATCTGAAGCTGCTGCAGCTCATGAACATACCCAACCAGTAATGGCGTAACATGTACGGAGCACTCATTGGCAGCATATGTACGCTGATGAGTGCTCACTCTTTTACCGACTCATGGAGGCACCATGAACTTACGCAAACTCGTACTAGTCCCCTTCACAGGATGTGGTGGCTGTCCTGCCCACGAAGCCTGTGTAGCAGGGAAACTGAACAACACGACACTCCCAATGGTACACACCGGGAATGAACGCTGGGATAACCATGGACACATAGTACCCGTGTTCACACTCAATGAACCTGTAGACGTACAGCTATGCCACGACAACGTGAATGTATACTGTGGCACAGCAACCACGAACCAAGGCATTACTGACTACATCAATATGCACAACTTCAGGCCAGCTGACTCAACCTTCCAAACAAAGCGCGACACAGCTGACTAGCACTAATTACCCTCCAAGGTGGATGGGAACTTGGCTCGAAAGGGCCAGGTTCCTTCATCCTTCAGACCCGGGGAGTACAGTGGGGTTGCTACTTGGCGATTTTGAGCGCACCGAGTCTTCAAAACATCTCGCATACCTGAGTAGCAACCACCTCTGAACTCTTGTCACCACATAAAGAACGAGGTGACAGACGCTAAGCAATTGAATACATTCTTATTAAAGGCACACAGAGGGACTTTGTCACCATGTCACCTCATACCTTGAGTTGCAAAGGATACTTAAGGATTTGCTTATACACCATTACATGCCTATCTATACTACTATTCTGAATATACATTATAAGTAGGTGACAAGGTGACAAAGGGCCATCCCGGCTATAGATATCAACAGTTTACAGTATGGTCCTTATGTAGTGCATAAGGTGACAGTACGAGGTGACAAGGTGACAAAACTGTTGCCTAAATGAGACACATTCACCTATTCCCTACACCATGAACCCAGAACGAGGCACCCAAATGAAACCTTTCCAAGTCATTTTCTTCCACTTTATCACCTTTATTGCCGGTGGCATGTGCTTTATCAACATGTCAGAACTGGTCGCAACCAACCCTGATTACGAGCCAAGCTGGTACAAAGTCGCAGCGACCATCATAATTGGCATCGCAGGAGCAATGGCCACTCACGCCGAAAGACACCCCTACCGGAGATAATGCCATGTGGCACATCGAACCAGCAGCCCTGTACCTATTCAATAGCCCCGGTATCATACACCACGGGCAAGAAATAATGTGGGTCTCATTCCAACTCAGCTACCTCTGGTGAGCCCGCTCACACCCGGATGCCAAGCACTCGTACTCAAGGGCTCAAAGGCTGGATCCGTAATCACATGCGTGAAGCATATAGGCTTCCCCAAACGCAAGGATGTACAATTCAATGCAGCCTACGACTGTTGGGAAGTGGACCCACTCATGCCATGGACCAGCATCGTGGACATAGACAAAACAATCATGCTCAACATATTCCCAACCAAATTCTTAATGAAGATCGATGGACATCAAACAGATGTGCATGACCAAGTACACAAAGTACTGGAGAAGTCAACATGAAACTGATCAACCAACTACCTCTACGTTATAACAGACGCTCAAGACATTGGTACCCAGTAGAGGACATGCAGTGCCCTCCACAAATGTGCCACCTCGAATTCAAAAGATGGTTCGAAATCTCCACTTCGAACATCATTTACGCCACTATAAGCACCAAGAAACCCACTTCGAAGCATTTACAAGATTCGTACTATCACTTCCGTGTAGGCGTATCGAACTTGGACGTGGACCTCCGTCCACCGGGCAGGTGCAGAGAATGCGAATGGGAAGAAGTACCCACCCTGCTCTCACTCGACCACTACTTAGCAGATATAGGGTTGAACCCAGACAGGAAATACTTTGTGTGGTTCGAAACTGACTAGCTTGACTCCCAGCAACAAGGGCGTATGCTACTGAATCTCACCTCGTAATTCACCGCACACCCCGCAGGAGGCACAAGTGGCTTGGAATACCAAGAAGAAAACAGCATTGCCCGCGATGCTACACCCCATAACCGAAGAACTCGATGACTATGTACTGGTTCTTGAATCGAACAAGCCATGTAATAAGCGCATCGACCTTGAAGACCCAGACAACTGGAAGGTAGACTCATACCAAAAGCATTACGAATTCGCTTTCCACAAGCTGGCCATCACGAACTTGGACGCCCTGTGCGATGACATCGCAGAGCTCAGTAACAACGAATACTGTTTCCTTGTTTACGGAGCACCTACAGGCTATGCTCTGGACCACCCTGCTGACAAACACAGGCGTTTAACCATACCCCGGGAGGACCAAGATGCAACGCTAATGACTCGATCTGCCTCAATCGTGCTCTTGGATATAGACACCTTGATCCTCCCGGATCTTACACTTGATGCCACAGGCGCTGAACGCGTGCGTGAACTCTTGGTGCAAGACGGCAAGCTCAAAGAACTAGACGACACCCGTCTCATATACCAATGGACCTCGAAAGCAGGATGGAAGCCCAACGCAGTCAGGTTGCGAATCATCGGCATCCTTGAAGAGGAAGCAACCCTCGAATCAATAAAAGCATGGGCCGGTGCTTCTGGCATGGTAGACGTGAAAATCTATGACGCACAGCAACCTGTCTACATTGCCAACCCTGAATTCATTAATGGAAAACCGCCTCTCCCCTCTGCGGACAGAATTGGTGTACTCGAGGGTCAGTTCGAAGAAATAGCCTCACTACCTGAAGCCAAGCCCAAAGACACGGACAACATCCCAGCCATGGCCGAAGAGGATGACCTCATCCTCGCCAAGCTATATGAGATGGGATCAGTGAAGAACAAGATCAACCCCGGGAAGTTCGACATCACATGCCCATGGGTACATGATCACACGAGCGAAACGGATGATGGCTGCGTGCTGATGCTACCCAACTACAGTGGGTTCAGCCAACATGCCTTCAAGTGCCAACATGAGCACTGCAAAGACAAAGGCATCGCAGATTT